TTCAGAATCAAAAGTTGTAGAATTGAAATATCAATTATGTCTAGCATTAGGAAATTGCCCTCAACCAACTGAAAACGCACAAACAGGAATAAAGAGATAATGACTGAATCAGATTTTTTAATTGGTTTTGTTGTAGGTTCTCTTATCATTCTTACATACTGTATTATAATTGATTATTTTACAGACTGGAAACATAAAAGAAAATTATGGAAAGATGATAGATTAGAAACTAAAAAAGGGATGTATACTTTTGAGGCTAATAGAGAGGATAGAAAAGGATTTCTGAGAAGGGGTGTTTAAGGATTGAGTGAACAGATAACAAATAAACAACAGATACAGGTAGCTGGTAATGTTGATGCTAGGGTTCAGGAATTCAAGAAATACATTGAAATGGCAGAAGAAAAAACTGTTATTACTCTTTTAGAAAAATTAGTTGACCCTAGAATTTTAGAATTTATCACGGAATATCCTTCAACTGCATATACTAAAGAAATGACTAAACTAATGACCTATATTACCTCATACATGCAAGTCTATAATCTGGATTTAGAAGATGCAGACGATTGTATTATTATAAGAGAAATGTGCAATCAGTTCATGCTTAAAATGACATCACATAAAAGACGTAGAGCTCATGAATTAGTGAATGGTGCGTCCAGACAAGATGTCAATATGAACGTATTAAATGAAAGACAGGGATTAAAAAGATTATTTGGGATAAACAGGTAAAATGAGAAATTTTAATCTATGTGATACTAAAGGATGCGGGGAAATATTTCTTACATATTTCTGCAAAAAGTGTGGTTCATTTCAGGATAACTATTGCAAGAAATGTCATGAAGAACATTTCAGTGAAATTGACAGAATGAAACAACTATCTAGATTAAAGAGGGATTTTGTTGTTTAGATTCTTGGATAATATTGACAACTATAGACAACATTTTGACGAATTACAGGAAATGTTTATCAAGTTAATCAATCAGTTAAGAGGTAAAATACTTGGCTAGAATGGGCAAGCTCTTTAGAAAACATTATGGTGATTATAAATATTCAACAATTCATAGGGGAAAGACTAAATTGTCAAGGCGTCAGGAAGTTTTTTTTCATGCCCATCAGGAATGCGATATGTGTAAAAAAGGATTACCGCATACACATGTCTATGAGCATGGCAAAGTTAGATTTTATTTTCCAAGAGGTAGTAAGAAATTAAAAGCAAAAACTGAGGGATATGTCAGGTGACATGCACTGGAATTATAGGACCACCGGGAACAGGAAAAACTCTTTATCTGACTATGATAGGGAATATAGATTTTGTTAGTAAAAGAAGAATAATAAGCAATTATGATTTATCATTTGAACATACAAAAGTAGACATCTATGGATTACTGGATGTAATTAACGAAGATTCTACAGAACCAACTACTGTATTAATTCAAGAAGCAAGCAAATGGTTCGATTCTAGAAGAAGCATGAGGATAGAGAATACTGTATTATCCTCATTAACTGGTCAACAGAGAAAAAGAGAAATGGATATTTATTATGACGACCAATTTGTTACCAGAATAGATTCTGGATTAAGAGACATAACAAACTTTTCCTTTGTTTCAAATTGCGTATATTTCAATGAAAAACCCATGATATTCGAGTATGAAAAATATTATGGATATTTCAGAGCACCTACAAACAAGACTATAAGATTTCCAGCTTTATACATGGAACAATACATGAGTATGTTTAATACAAAAGAAACCACTGCACCATTAGTTAAATGAAAAGTTTGAACTTTAAGTTCATAACCGTTTAATCGTAGATTAAAGGTTTAAATAATAGATATATCTCTATTTCCATGAGTAAATAGGGGGGATAGAATGGTAAACGTTAATCAGATTATATACAGTGTGATTGCACTGGTTATAATTGGAGCACTAGCCTCGGTAGGAATTTCGTCAATAAACAATGCTAATACTACGGGTTGGACGGATGTGCAGGTCCTTCTATTCGGTCTTATTAGCACCTTCTTTGTTATTGGTATCCTAGTTGCATTCATACCAAGACTACGAACCAAGGGCGATTAGAAACAAGAGTTTAATTCTCATGTGAGAATTACCCCTAGAGGTTTTTTAATCCCTCTAGTTATCCTACATCACAGGTAAGAAAATGAAAAACCAAATTTCGATAATAATATTGGTTGCATTGAGCATAACACTAATTCTTAGTCTAGACATTCAAAGAGCATATGCACTTTCTTCTTATACTACTTCACTTACTGATAATGCTTTTGTAACTAGTCATACAATTAATGGTGTATCTGTTTTTACTAGTATAGACTCTTCTAATGGAAATACGTATAAAACATGGAGAGCATCAGATGGTATAATATTATATACTGGTGATTCTGATAATGCATGCACCACTGCAGGATTAGCATGTACATATAATGATATGGATTGTTCTGGGGATGTCTGCTATTTACATGCTGATGTTACAGCTGATGATAGAGTAGTAAAATTAATACCTTCTACTGGAGTAGATACAATAGCTGTTGCAACAGGTGAAAGTTCAACTTCTAATGAATATCTACTTTTCAATGGTGCATTATGGATTGGATATACCAATGGTGCTAATGAAAAATTAAGAAAGATTGATATTAATACATTTAACCCAGCAGATTTCGTAGATACTGCAGACTTGAATGTTCCATTGTTAAAACCAATAGCTGGACAGGTAATATCAGGAACTGGATATGTATTGTTAGGGGGTTCTACTTTATTAGATATTATTAATACTAGCACAATGACAGTAAAATGTCAATTTGGAACAGTTGATAATTATCTTGGTGGTGTATTCCATAAAGGTAATTGGTATGTTGGTGAAGATTCAGGCAGTGTAAGAGTAATCAATAACAGTTGCACATTACAATCTACCATAACAAGTGCTACATTAAATACTTGCGGAACAAGCCAAGATGTAGAAAGTAATGGCAATGATTTAATTTTTGTTGCCTGTGATTCAACAGGAACTAATAATAGGATTGTAGTATATAATACTACATCTAATACAGTATCTTCTATTATTCCATGTGCAGGGAATAGTGCATGGGGAGATAGTCAGATTAGTGAGATAGATTATTCAAGTGCTCAAGATGCAATATCATGTTCTACTTTTGATACTGATTCATTAAAGACTATATTACTACAGGGAACAACTCCTGAAGAAGAAGGAGAATTTTGTGATGACCCAGCTAATGCAAATATTCTAATATGCAGAGTAGGTGGTAATGGAGAAATAGGCAGTGCAGGAGCTTTCATAGTTGGAAATATTACTCAAGGAACTGGAGTATTAGGAATAGGGTGTAGTATGGGATTAGTAGACTGCACAACTGACAGTAATCCCCAGACTAATGGATTAGGATTATTGATATTCATTGCTTCAATCTTTGTAGTTGTAGGAATGTTCTTTGCAAGCATAGGAGCGAGAGATACGTTTCAGTTGCCTGTATTTATCTGGGTAGTAATAATAATTGCACTATCTGCATTCTTTACAATAACTGGATTGATTGATCCTGTATTCCTGATAGTATCCATAATTGCAATAATAGCGTTAGCAGCACCCAAGATAATTAATACCTTGAGAGGTGGTTCATTTGGGGGAGGTTCAACTGCTTGAATCTTATTACGTGGTTTTTAGTTGGAATATTTATCATAATAATATTGGGAATAGTAGGTAATACTGGTCAATCTTCTATACTGAACATTCAAGACCAACTATTTTTAATTAATTGTCCTGACCCAATATTTGAAGGTGTAGCAACTAACGTTACTATAAGTGGTTTTGCTGTATTCTATACAATTACTCATGATAGAGACATCAACGGTAATTTTACATCTAACGACCAAGATAAAGTTGGAACTGAATTTGATTGCACTGTTACCAATCATTTATTTGGTGTCTCAACTTCTACTAGAGAATATGGTGCAACTTTATTCAGTGTTATTAATTATGGATGGTTCGGTTATGTAGCTGACTGGCTAAGCCATACATTAGAAAAAGCAAGTTCATTGTTCGTTCTAATAGCATATTTTGTTACACCTTCTAATTTTGACATAATGGGATTTACACTAGACGATTTAGAAGGAATAGCATTAATAATAATTTTAGGAGTTTATGTATTTTGCTATATCCCTATAGCAATATTTGTATATAAAGCAATTAGTCCATTTGTAGGGGGATTTTAATTGGATATACCAATAGAGATTTTTTTAGGATTCATGGGATTATCTTTTGCAATGGCAGTAATGTCATTCATGCCAAAAACAAAACAACCATTCTTATTATTCATAGCTGGAGTAATGATAACATTTATGTCTGTAACAACTGATAATATAATAATGGGCAAGATACCTATAACTTCTACAGTATCAGGATCAACTACAACTTATGCATTCATAGATAATCTATTCGAGTTTACACAATGGCATAAAATACTATTTGCGTTGATAGGTTCAATAATGTTAATAGTGGGTGCAGTAGTATGGAAAGACAGCAAGGAATCATTGATATGAAAACCAATAACAAGCAGTTAGAATACAATTTCTATTATTATACCAACGAAGCTGAATTTAAAATAAATCTTAAAACATGGCTATCTTATGGACTGATAATTTGTGCCTGCTTGATTATAATGTCAGTTGAAACATTATTCCAGAAAAGACTTTATGTTCAACTATCGATATCAACAATTTTATTCATTGTAATTCTCTTAATGATAAGGAGATTCAATAAATGAATAATGAATTAAAAATATCTGGAATGATATTAGGCGCTATAGCATTCTCATTGATATTGATACCACTATTTGCAGATACAACAATATTTCTAACTACAGAAAATGGAGGAACACCAACTTCATGCGCTCCAGCTAACGGATTAGTATTAGCACAAAACCTTACAGACTTGTGCGATGTTACAATAATATCACCATTAACAAATCAAATAATAGAATATAATGGCTCTCAATGGGTTAATGTTAATTCTACACCTAGTTCACCAGAATCAACTGTTTGTTCAAATATAGGACTAGGAATTATAATAATCAAAAATTCTATTGGTGGCAATTGCACTGTAAAATCATTACTAAATGGAACAGGGATAACGATAAGCAATGGAACGAATGATATAACGATAAGTTCAAATGTTACTGGAGAATCTACAGTTTGCACCAATCAAGGCACAGGAAAACATGTATTCATAAGTGGTAATTGTGACTTTAGAACATTTAAAGCAGGCAGTGGTTTATCAATTGCAAATGGAACTGATGATATTACTTATACAAATACTGCACCAGAATCTACAGTATGCACTAATGCTGGTTCTAGTAGTTCTTTATCAGAAGGTATTTGTATAAACAGTGCTGTAACATTAAAAAGATTATTAGAAGGAACTGGTATATTATTGTCCTCTAATTCTACTCATATTACAATAACTAATAGTCTACCTGAAGTAACAGCATGTAATAACGTAGGAACTGGTAATCAATTATGCAGTGGCGGAAATGTGAATATAGATACTTTGATAGCAGGAACTGGAATCACAATTACAGATACTACAGATGATTGGACTTTTGCTTCTCAATGTGCTAATACTGGAACTGGAGAAGCAATTTGTGAATCGTCTAATAATATTAATTCATTAATTGCAGGAAATGGTATTACTATTACAGATACAACAGGTGATTTGACTGTAGCAAGAACTAGAACATATGCAGTGCAAGCATATGTATTTCAATCAGTAACAAAAACTAACTTACCTACTGTATATACTGATATTTATACTACTGCTTTTGATTCTGAA